CAGATAAACCAATGAAATGTAATATGTGTTTAAGCTTTTGGATTTCAATTGGGCCCTTCATCTATATTTCAGGATGGGAAGGTATACTATATGCCGCACTAGCAGGTGTAATATCAGAACTATATTTAAAAATACTATTATGAATAACGAAGATTACAAATGGTTAACAGATAACCATAGCCTATTAGGCAACGTCAGAATGACGCAAGAGCAAGCCAGAATGATATATGACATCTATAACAGGATAACAGGAGAGAACAAGCCTATGTCGTCCTGTGGCCGTTGTGTCCTTAACATTAAAAAAAGATTACAAATAGAATATGAAATCATACACAATTTACGAAACGAAAACAGGTAAGTATACTCTTAAAGAGAATGACTTTCCTGTAGCTACTATGAAGGCTAAGTCTTTTGAGATAGCAAAGCAAACAATTAAAACCTTAAATAAAACACTTAAAGAAGATGGGAGAGTTTAAAGGCGGAGACCACAACATTAACAGAGCCGGCAGAAAACCGGGCACAAAGAATAAAGCTACTAAACAAATTAGAGAGGCTTATCAGAAGTTAACAGAAGATAACCTAGATAATATGAATAAGTGGTTAATACAAGTAAGCCATGATGATCCAGCAAAAGCAATGGAACTTATGTTAAAGCTTAGTGAATACATTATACCTAAATTACAGAGACAAGAGATTACTGGTAATGATGGAGAAGATCTATTCAAGAATGTTAAGTTTGAGTTTGGTCCAGATATAAATGATGACGTTAACAGAATAGAAGAGTAAATGAAGTTTACTGGTTTCACACCACATCCTAAACAGAGAGACATGGTACAAGATATTATTAGCAGCGCAGCTAAGTATCATGTCGCTTGCGTTGGTCGTCAATTTGGTAAATCCTTAATGGCGATCAACTTATCTCTTTATTGGATGATTAACAACGGACCAGTTAAAGTACTCTGGGTTAGCCCGGTCTATTCACAAACTACTAAGGTACAGAAAGAACTGATGCAAGCAATCGGCGCCAGCGGCATAGTACAAAACTGTAATTACTCAGATAACTATATTAGATTAAAGAACGGTAGTGAGATCATCTTTAGATCAGCAGAGAAGTATGATAACATTAGGGGTCTAACAGTAGACTATGGTATCTTAGATGAAGCAGCCTTTATGAAAGAGGATGCATGGAAGGAAGCTATTAAACCAGTCTTCTTAGTACGTGGTAAGAAAGTCCTGTTCATCTCTACACCAAAAGGTAAGAACTGGTTTCATGAGTTATACCAACTCGCGCGCTCAAACGATTACGATAACTACATAGCATATACAGGCAGTTCATACGATACACCATACATAGACATAGGAGAGATAGAAGATGCAAAGAGAACCCTACCACCTAATGTCTTCCAACAAGAATATCTAGCCAAATTTATTGACAGTGGAGGTGAGGTCTTCTCAAACCTACAGAGTAACATCATGCCCACATGGGGCCAGAACAACTCAAAGATCTATTGCGGAGTAGATCTAGGTAAGCAAGAAGACTTCACCGTAGCCACGTTTATGAATGCGCAAGGCAAAGTCATTGACATCTATAGAGCCAATGCACAAGAGTGGACTACAATGACTAGAGAGATCATTACAAGAGTAAAGCGTTACAACGCCACAGTAATGATAGAGGTTAACTCCATAGGTGACGTGATATTTGAACAAGTCAAATCACAGTGGGCTGATACACATCCCTTTATGACTACAAGTAAATCAAAGAACGAAATCATTGAGGGCCTGATACTTGACATGAATGAGGACACCATTGGTATTCCAGATGCGCTAACATTTGCACCGCTTCTAAGCGAGCTCGAAGTATTTACATATGAATATAATCCTAAGACCCGTAACATCAGGTATGGCCATCCAAGTGGCTTACACGATGACTGTGTGATCTCGCTGGCAATTGCTAACTATAATCGAAAGCAAAACAAAACACTGGGTACCTATGCTGTCATGGGCCGAGGTAATTCATATTAACTAATAATTATATTTCTAAGTAGATGGTCACAATTAATATTAACAATAAGGGGTATAAGATACCTGAAAGACTGACGGTGGAGCAATACCATGCAGCACTACAGTTTGACTGGGAAGACCCTAAGTACTACCCAATGGTAGTGGCACAATTAACTGGCGCACCGTTAGCTCAATTAAAGGGAGCGAGCGAAGAGGCAATGACCCTGGCAATTGCAATGATTGTCAAGTCAATGAATGATAGGAAGGAGTGTGGGACACTGGACCTAGAGGCACTAACATTTGGCCAATTCGTAGATCTAGATGTATACTTAGCCTTAGGGTTAGACAAACACTTTGTAGACATACAACAACTGATAGCACCGGATGCCGAATGGGCTGACGAGGCTATGTGGGCGATAGATAAGTTTGCACAATTCCGTACATACACTTATAGACAATATAAGGTCTTGTTCGGACTTACTGATAAAGACCTAGATGAAGCAGAGATCAATGGGGACACTGAGGTCAAAGACAAACTACTGATAGCCCGCTCATGGTACAAAGTGATTGTATCATTAGCACAAGATAATATACTGAATATAGATGAGGTGACAGAACAACCTCTTAAGAAAGTACTAAACTTCATGGCCTTACAGAAGGAGAAGGTCCTAGAAGAGAACGAAGCAAAATTAAAACAAAGAAGACATTATGACTTACAAAGAACTCGTAGATAGTATTAAGGCTACGGTCGATAGACACTACATACTCCAAGACTTTGGGTATGGTGCACTCACAGACATTAAGACTGTTGATGAGGGTACTCGTGTTAACTACCCATACGCATTCCTTAATCCAACACAGTCAACTAGAACAGGACAGACAGTTACTTACAGGTTTAACCTGATAGTAATGGACGTAGCACAAGAGGACCCGACTAATGGGTTTGCTAACTACCTTAGTGTGCAATCAGCATGCCAACAGTACATTGATGATATATTGGCTAACTTAAGATTCAGTAAGCCATACGAAAAGTTTGACCTAAGTCTTAATGTAAACCTAACACCATTTAAAGAGAGGTTCCAAGATACACTAGCGGGCATGACAGCCTCACTAGAGATAGAGTTACCACTGGCACTTAATGATTGTATCACACCGATTGCAGCCAACGTCTTAGTAGACTATGGGTTTACTAATAACGCAGCAGTAGAGCCAGATCCTGTAGGTCAAACCATTGGTACAAGTACACCTACTTACGATCCTAATTCAGTATACCAATACTGTGCTTATACCGGTGTATTTGTACCTGAACTTAAGACTTACGAGATGGTAATTACGGGTACTGCAAGAGCCCTAGAAAATAAAGTAATTACACAACCACCTACACTAGCACCTAATAAGGTTAATATGTCAACATGTACTGCTGCAGGTAGTCTAGGTGCACAATTACCTACTAAGGTAACTGGTTGGCCACAGGGTCAAACGACTACTACAGAGTTTGCGTGGTCAGCTACATATAACTTTACAACACCTAGTTTAGCAGCAGATGAAAAGGTAGCACTGCTATGGTCACTGAGATCAGCAGACGCAGCGGACGAATCACAAATGAATTTCATAAACACAGACGTAAAGATCTATGAGTTGTAATATAACAGCAGGTATTAGCACGGGTTGTAATGACCAAGTAGGAGGGATTGTAGGTATATACTACTTTACATGGTCATCCGACCTAGTAGTCGAGAAGGACGCTAACGGTGTAATCATTAGAGTCTATAGAGCAAGCAACCCTAATGCCAATATAGATTGGGAGTTCATAGATTGCTCTAACATGGCCGGTAGTGTAACAGAGACTTACAATGTTGGAGGGACTGGTACTATCTTAGGGTTCCACCAATCAGCTACCTTCTTTGCACGTGAGACTGCTATGGATAATAATCCTGCTAGAACAATGCATAGCTTTATAGAAGCTATAGCCGCACAGAATAATCTAGTTATTGGTATCGAGACAGCAGATAACAGGCCGATGGAATCATATTCAAAAAAGTGTTTTGTCTTTGGCATAGAAAGACCTGCGTATTGTGCAAGTGGTACTAGAGAATCAGGTATTACGTATACCGATAACAACGGGTATACTATGGAACTTGCAGCAGACTCTAAGGCACCAATGCAAGAGATTGCCTACATGGCAATGAATGCAGTGAATCTAACAGATACGTTATACGCACCTAATGGTAATACCTTATGGACTACAAATACTATTTGGAACTTAGTAAATGTTGCAGACTTTGAAGGTGCTAATATTTCTCTATTTAATCCGCCAGGGCTCCCACTACTAAGACGTAATCTAATTGCACAACCAGGTGAAACAGTTAGCTATGAGATACTGGTAACAGTCGACTGGTCAGCAGATGCATTTAGTGGTACTACATTCTTACCACAACTAGCCTTTTACAATGGCGTTGGTTCATACCCTTTCTATACCTTAGACACTACAGCATACCCGCTACCAACAGCGCCAGGAGTTGCAACGCTTAAAGGTAAGGGTACGTTTACAAATAACACAAGTGCACCAATTCAAAGCGAACCGGTAGTACTAAGAGGTACAACACCTAGTGGCATAAACATGAACACACCGCCTTACATACCTCAACTACAATTCCTAACAATAACTAGAACAACATGACAGTAGACCAATTCGAATCAGCACTCGGTGACTTCGGTGAGACTATGTCAAACCTTAGTCCGATACTTACACAAATAGGTGGTAGGCTAGTAGACCAGGTAAAAGACGGAGCACCAATAGACTCTGGAGCACTTAGACAATCTATCAAGGCCGTGATCCAAGATGACTCACTGGCCATTGAAATGTTATACTATGGTATCTTTCAGAACTATGGAGTAGATGGCATGCAGAACGCCCCAGCGCGTGAGGTGCCGGCATTCGGTGTACCACAACCAACAGCTGGTAGACGATTCGGATTTAGCGGTGATTACACTATGATCGGAGGCGACCTAAGCTTCGGTGCAAGAAAACAAATATATAAGATGGGCCTAAAACCACAGAGCTTCTTTGATGTAGACGCAATTGCTGCAGCAGTAGCAGATGGAGTAGCTCAACAATTAACACAAGACTTTTAACTATGGCAACAACAGTAACATTATCACAATCACCAGGAACATACAATCTAGCGTATGGACCTAACCCAGTTACTCTAACTACTCTAAGTAGTGGGGCTGACAAGTTTGTGCTACAAGTACAAACATTAGGTGGTACCATTCTAGCTGATATTAGACAGACAGCTAATACAGAGGGTAACGCTATCTTTGATATACAGAATATCTTACAGACCTATGTACACGTATCGCCTGTTAATACAGAACAACTAGGCATAGGCAGTGTGTCACCTGCTAACCTACAACAATCAATACAAGAGGTAGAACAATACATTCTACGTATTGGTGATGAAACTGCAGGAGTTGTAGATCTTAAGTCTGTTAGTTACGGACCTTACAATGTAATCGGTGGTAAGAAGCCATGGTACGATTTAACATGGGCAGAGGGTCAATACCAAGGAGCAGTTAACGGAGATGACTCTAACCCTGCTTGTACTAACGTATACTTTAACGGTAGACCACTCTCAGATGAAAATGATATTTTTATATTAGGTAGTGAACTAACTACACAAGGCGTGGCAGCACCTAGTTCTATTGGTGTTAACACTAGAATTAATGTACATGATGTGTACTCAGATGACCTACATACTGTAAGCTACTTTAATCCAATATATCGAGGCCTACCTACACCTGCTGCAGATGCACAGGGTATCGAAGGCTTTAGAATTACCTCTTACGAATCAGATGGTAGTCTAGTAGACGATGTGATTATACCTAACATTGTAGCTAATGGTGGTGGACCTAATATTAACTATGGAGATGGTACACAGCCTAGTAATAACACTGCAATAATTACAGGAGGATTCGGGCCACAAAACTTAGTTAACTTTAACTACTACACAACACCAGCATCTACTGTAAACTTTTCATTAGATAGCGCAGTCGCATACTATTATGTACAGACAGTGGCTTATACGCCAGGTACTTGTCTTGCCACATTTACTGGTTACGCTGATGAATCACTACACTATGTGCAAATGTATAGAATATTTAATAGAGGTATAGTATTCCCACAATCAGGGTGTTTAGACTATGACCACATACAGTTCTCTTGGTTAAACTCATTTGGCTTTAGAGACTACTACACATTTACTAAAAAGAATGTGAGATCAACTAGTAGAAAGGCCAATAACTACTTGGCTAATACAATAGACTATAATGGTACTAATTACGCTACTAGTACAGGTGCAAGAGGGTATACCACTTACTCACAAGAAATCAAAGAGCAGTTTACAGCCTCCACTGGCTATATGTCAGATGCAGAGGCAGATTACTTAGAAGGTCTATTTAACTCACCAGATGTTAGAGTACGTCTGGGACAAAACGGCCCTACAGGTTATGAAGCCTATTTCTTTGGCTGTAACATTACTAGTGCTAGTTGGACTGAGAAGTCTTACAGAAAAGATAAACTATTCCAATACGATATTAAATTTAAGTTAGCTAATAACCTAAAATCACAAAGAGGATAATATGATTCAACTTAAAGTATACGATGATAATAGACAACTAACGCAATATTGGTTAGATCTCTATGAGACTGAACCGATTAAGCTAAACCTAAGTGTAGAAGATATTACTAACGCTGAGGCTAAGTCTGTATTCTCTAGAACATTCAGGGTACCCGCGACGCCAGCAAATAACATATTCTTTAAACACGCCTTCTTAATTGATGGTATTGACTATGATGTTACTGTGAAGAAACCTGCAGAGATCATTGTAGATGGTGCTGAATTTAGACAGGGTCATATTAGACTACAACGTATCTTTGTCAATGGCGCACAAGATAAAATAGACTATGAGATAATTTTCTTAGGAGAGACTAGAGACTTCTCATCTGCTATTGGTGATTCAACAATGTGTAGCCTTAATATGCCAGAGCTAAGTCACGTAGTAAACAGTACAAACATAGAGGCAAGCTGGGATGCATATCCAGAAGGTACACTAACAGACGGTCTAATTAACGGAGATGTCTTATACCCACTTGTTGAATTTGGTAATACATACGACGAGAATGGTAATGCTGAACAAACTAGAGTAGCTGTTGGTGGTACAGGTAGTAACTTTACATCAAACGGCCATCCACTAGAAGTAGAGAGAATGAAGCCAATGATCAGAGCTAGAAAATGCTTTGGTAAAATCTTTGAGAACACAGGCTATACATTTACTTCTACATTCTTAGACTCTGCATTCTTTAAGCAAGTCTATGTAAGTGCATTTGGTAATGAGGCTGCAATCGGGCTTAACCTAAGTGCTAACTCTACAAATATTGTATCAGCTACTGATTCTAATGATGAAGGTGGTGATGACCCATTATACATTGCAGAAGTTGTAAGTGATCCTTCAAGTGGTAACGTTAATACAACTGATGGTAAAAACTACCAATTTACTGGTAGCTCTTATAGTTACTACGTAGCACCTGTTGCAGGTAATTACATAATTAGAGCACAGTCATTCTATGCTGGTGAAGGTGGACAATCGCCACCATTCTCTGCTATTTCTGGTAGACTTAAATTACAAACATCTCCAAGTGGTACTACATGGTCAGATGCATCAATTGGTGCTTATGGTTCTGGTAATGGTACTACTATTTCAGTACAGGGTGTTATTACTTTAGCAGTAGGTGAGCAAGTCAGAGTTTATGGTGAAACTGAATTCCCTGGCTTAATAGAACAATCAGTATTTAGAAATAAAGAATTTGATGTAGTCTCTGCACCGGGTAACGCATTACCTAATGCTTCACTAGA